TTATTCAGACGACTGTTCGCCACATCGTCGAGAAGATCCAGCAGACGCTAACGAAGGGACTGATCCTGTCTCCGAGCTGGTACATCCGAGGCAACTATTGGACTCTGCTCGATTGGGATATCACGACGATCACTTCTGTCTTCACGGCTCTGGGCGATCGTGGTTGGGTATCCGGTAATGAAGCAAGAGACAGACTCAACCTCGAGCCCCACGAAGGACTCGACGAGTTCAAAGTTCTTGAGAACTATATCCCGGCTGATATGTCGGGCAATCAATCCAAGTTAAATGGAGGGAATGACAATGAGTAAGAATAGGACACTATTCGAAGAACATCCGAATATGAGAGTCTTGCAGCTTCGTTCGGGTGAGTTTAAGACGAGGGAAGACAGCGAAGAGCCGATCATCGAAGGCTACTTCGCTGTTTTTAATAGCAACTATGAGATATGGGATGGAGCTTCAGAGTCCATCGCTCCGGGGGCGTTCGATGAGACGATCTCGGGCGATATCAGAGCACTGACCAATCACGACACGACGCTCGTTCTTGGCAGAACCACTGTCAGTACGCTCGAGCTGAGAATTGACTCACACGGGCTGTGGGGTCACATCAGGATCAATCCGAACGATTCTGATGCCATGAACACATATGCGCGAGTCAAGCGTGGCGATGTAAGCCAGTGCTCGATAGGATTCGAGATCCTCAGTGAAGAAACCGACTTCGGATCTGATGGATCTATTCACTGGACGATTCAGAAAGTGAAGCTCTACGAAGTATCTGTTTGTACATTCCCGGCATACGAAGAGACGAACGTCTCCGCCCGTCAGCGTGACGCTTCCGCCATCAAGGAGAGGAAGCTCGATGCGTGGAAGGCAGAGATGAGATCTCGAATCAATTCCACAAAGGAGGAAATCAAAGATGCTGAAAGCATTGATGCTCAGGAAGAAGATCAATGACAAGAAGAAGGAGATCGAAGCATTGAGAGCTGCGACTGCCGACTTCGAGGCTCGCGAGGCAGAACTCCAGAAGAGAGAAGCCGAGATCGCCGAGTCCATTGAGGAAGCTTCCACAGAAGAAGAGCAGGCTGCAGTCGCAGAGGCTGTCGAGTCCTATGAAGCTGACGATAAGGCTCTCAAGGATGAGAGATCAGAGAACGATCAGAAGATCGCCGATCTCGAGAACGAAGTCGCTGCTATGGAAGCTGAGCTCGCAGAAGTCGAGGAACAGCAGAGAGCTGCCGCTCCCGTCGCTACTCCCGAGGCTCCCGTCGTGATCAATCACGAAGGAACTATCACTATAACTGAAGAAAGGACAAACAATCACATGTTCAAGACAAGATCAATCAATTCTATGACCATGGAGCAGAGGGCTGCTCTCGTAGCTCGTGAAGATGTCAAGAAGACTCTTTCCGAGATCAGAACACTCATCAAGGAGAAGAGAACCGTCACAGGTTCCGAAGTCTTTATCGGCGAGACCGTCTTCGATCTCATTCGTGAGAATGTTATCGAATATTCTAAGCTCGACTCCAGAGTAAGAGCTTCGTTCACAAAGCGGGACGGCAGACAGCCTGTCGAGGGTGCTATCCCCGAGGCTATCTGGCTCGAGTGCTGCGACGCTCTTAGAGAGCTCGACATCAGCTTCGGTTCCGTTGAACTCGACTGCTATAAGGTCGGAGGCTTCTTCGCTATTTGCAACGCAAGAATCGAAGATGCTGACATCGACCTTCTCGATGTCTTCACAGATGCACTCATGCAGGCTATCGGAATGGCTCTCGATAAGGCTTTCATCTATGGTACAGGAACCAAGATGCCTACTGGCGTAGTTACAGCGCTTGCTGATCAGACGACAGGAATCCCTGGAAACCTTGTTACGATCCCTGCATCCGCAGAGGGAATCGCCCTGTTCAAGGCTCTCATCCTCGCAGGTGGCAAGGCTGACGGCAAGTATTCCAGAGGTCGTAAGACTTGGATCTGTAACGAAGCTACAAGAACGAAGCTTGTCGCTGAGGGACTCGAAGTCACAGCAGCCGGCACAATCGTATCTGCTGTCGAGGGTACAATGCCCGTTGACGGTGGCGACCTTATCGTTCTCAACTTCGTTCCTGACAACAACATCGTTGTCGGCTACTGGGATCTGTACGCAGCTCTCATCAAGAAGGTCATGACAGTATCTGTATCAACAGAATACAGATTTATTGAGGATCAGACAGTTCTCAAGGGTGTCATGAGAGCTGACGGTAAGCCTGTCATCACAGGTGCCTTCGCTGCTATCGGTCTCGGTGCTGCTCCTACAACTTCCGTTCAGTTCCCTGGACAGAACTCTGAGGACGAGGGCGAAGGCGGAGAAGGCTGAGAATAAGCGAATAAGTGAGGAATGATCCTATGGACGAGTTACTTGAGAGATTGAAGATCGATATCGGAATCATCGGTTCGACCACATATGACGAGCGACTCACGAGCCTTCTTAAGGTCTCGAAGACCGCAGTCGAGAAGTGGACGAGGAAGTCTATCAATATCGAGAATGATCATGATGCAGAGCTCGTTATCGACTATGCTCGCTGGCAGTGGCTTACCAGAAGGGAACCGACAGAGATGCCACGTTCTCTTAAGTATCGCCTTGACTGCCGTCTGTTCGAGCAGAAAGACGAGGGATCAGAATCATGACAGATACGACGATCACCTTAATCGCAAGAGAGATCACGGGGAAGGATTCGAGAATGCGCCCGATCTACTCCGAGACAGCTCGGGAGATCTTGTGCCGGGACGAACCGGTCTCGCGCTCCGAATACTTCTCGGCCGGACAGATCGGAATCGATCCCGAAGCTCTTGTCATCATCAATCCGGTGGAGTATCACGGCGAGAAGCTTGTGGAATATCAAGGCCGGAGGATGACGATCTATCGAAGATATGAACGATCAGAAAACGAGATGGAGCTGTATCTTCAGCTCGTACTCGGTCAGAACGGAGGTTCAACATGACACTCGCAGATGTCTACACACTGATGCAGTCGGAATCTCCGGATCTGGGATCAATCAGCTACTACGATCACATCGAAGTCGATGAAGGGGCGGAAGTGTTTCCGCCCTTCATCATCTTCAAGGAAGTCGGAGGCAGACCGTTCCATGCGGACAATCATGTCTACTACTTAACGATCGACAATCAGATTGATCTATACACTGCCGACAGGAATCCCGAGATGAGAAGTCTCATCATCGAGTTTTTGAATCGGCATTCTCTGCCGTTCACTCTCGACATGAACGACTTTGATCCCGATACCGGGCTATATGTCGACACATTTACTATCTCGTTAGAGTAAGGAGGTGGCTTATGGCTACTACTGATCTAAAGACGGAAGTCGGCGAGATCCTTAAGAGGTACGGACAGGATGTCAGGACTATGATCGACGATCAGGCCGAAGAGGTTGCGAAGATCGGAAGTCAGACATTGAAAGCCAGATCGCCGAGACGATCCGGGAACTATGCCAAGACATGGACCTACAAGAGACAGAAAACCGGTCACTGGTATATCTACAACTCCAAGAACTACAGGCTGACGCATCTTCTTGAGAAGGGACATGCCACTGTGAAGAAGTCCGGAAAGTATGGATCCAAGGCACGAACGAAAGAGATCCCCCACATCTCGACTGTTGAGAGACAGGTGACAGAATTATTCGAATCACGCTTGAAGAGCGCGATCGAGTACCAGCAATAATTTAACGAAAGGAATTTAAGAATATGAATGCGAACGAGAACAAGGTGTCATTCGGACTTAAGAATGTTCACTACGCTAAGCTTACAGAGACGACAGATCCCCAGACCGGGGCTGTCACTTCATCTTATGCCGCTCCCAAGGCTTGGCCGGGCGGAGTAGATATCTCCCTTGATCCTAACGGCGATCCTATCATTTTCGCGGCTGACAATGGAGCATACTACACGATCTCGAACAATAAGGGCTATGAGGGCGACTTCAATTCCGCAAGGATCCCCGACGATGTCAGAACCGATCTTCTTGGCGAGCATAAGGATGACAAGGGACTCATCGTCGAGACAGATAAGGATGAGGTCGATTACTTCGCTCTCCTGTTTGAGGTAGACGGCGATAAGAGACCTAATCGTTACTGCTTCTATAAGGTATCGATCTCCCAGAGACCTGCGGTCTCTGGTCAGACGACAGATCCTTCTTCTGATGTTGAACCTTCCACGGCAACGACTCAGTTCAGAGCTATTCCTTCTGCCGACACTTACAATATC